TGCTGATGATTTGCGTGGCATCAGCAGGCACGGCAAGAGTCTTGGCTAGATAGCGATCAGTGGTGCCGTCATAGATGGAAACGCTGATGTCTGCAGCATTAGTGCCATCCACATTGGCGCAGAAGATGCTGTTGATCTTCAATGCCCTGCCGCTTGCTGCGCTATTTGCTAGTGCATTAGCCAGCAATGTGGTAACAGCATACCGGGCAGTTTTACCGGTGATCGTTGTTGGATTTTTAAGATTGGGAGCAGCCATTAGAAGATCATTGCGGCAATAGTGGGGCTAATGCTTTCAGCACCAAATGGACCTAACTCGACCCAGGCGGCACTGTTTCCGTCATTGACATAATTATAAAGTATACCTGATGTGCTATCTAGCCATTCGTCGCCGGGGCTTGGAGACCCTGGAGCGGAACTGGAATAGGTGAAGGTCGTACCACCACTTGCTGTAGCCCATGACAGCACACCCAAGCCATTAGTGGTAAGGTTTTGGCCGTTGCTGCCATCAGTTGCCGGCAACGTCCAAACTAGGTTAGTTGTGATCGTTGCAGGCGCCTTAAAGGCGACGTAATGCGACGAATCAGAATCCTCAAAGCGCAACTCACGTTGTGCTCCAAGTTCAATGTCGGTTAGGAACTGCCGAGACATCAGCCAATTACAACGACGCGGTAAGCGTTACTGGCGGGTGCCGTTGCAAATATCAGCGTCACGGCATTGACAGAGGTGCGCTGCACATCGACTTCCACATCGTCGTAGGTGCCGCTGTTGGGGAACACAGTCGCCGTCACGTCGCGGGTGTTGAAGTTATGCGTCACCGTGTAGGTGGTGGCGCTGCCGTCGCCGATGTTGCTAGCGGACTTCCTGAATCGACCAGATAAGTTGGCCAGTTTCAACGGTGTGACGATTCGCAGGTCGTCAGTGCCGGCGTCAACTTCGGCTTGAGTGGCCAGCTCAGCAATACCTGATGTTGTTTCGCTTGCTGCTGGTGCGCTGGTGCCAAAGATGGTCCAGGCGATTGCTGTGGTGTCTAGGGTGCCGTTCACCGCCGTCTGGCGGTAGCTAGTGCCTGCGCTGGTGCCTTCCTCAACGCTAGTGACGGCTTGCTCTAGTTCATCAAAGGTTGAGCAGTCCAGCGAGCGCGTCATGACGCTCGATGCGCCATTCCAAACGTAGATGCCGTTTTCAGCGCCAGCTGTCTGGGCCCGCACCAAGACTCGATCCTGGTTGGCCATTGTGATGCCATCAATCGTGGCGCCAGGGCTGGAAAGGTTTAAGTTGGCTTGCGTGGCGACACGTACCGAGTCCTTCCACGCCAGGCCTTCAATGGCCGAGTCTACATAAGACTTCGGCACTGCATCACCGGCAGAGCTGGGTGTCGGGACGTTGATGACCTTTGAGACTGACTGGAGGTCAAGGTCGGTAAAAAACTTGCGGGGCATGAAAGGGTCCTCAGAGAAGGCGGGCTAGGCCAGCAGTTGCTGGACTAAGTGTAACAACGGTTTGGTTGACGGTTGGATGTGAAATCTCGCCATCAATTTCTTGGCTGCCCGAATCAAGCAGCTCCACAGTTGGGCGAAAACCCAGATTGTGGTTGATTGTCCAAGTAGTGGCAGGCGTTGACTGGGTGTGAACATAGGCAGTAACACCACCGCCACCACCGCCAGCAGGACCTGCAGGGCCTGCAGGACCTATGGGACCTATGGGACCTTGCGGGCCAGCAGTGACAACAGTTACAACTGCTGTGTTGCCAGTAGCAGTAGTCATGCTGTGTACCCCTCTGACACGTAGATTATACCTTCGAGATAGTATTCTTTCAGTCCGCTTGGATTGGTAAGCAGCACATCGTAGAAGACTTCATTGGGAAGCGTAGCAGTCTGTTCATCTGTCAACGCAACATCAATAGTACCAGCAACGCGATCAGTGTAGGTAACAGCAAAATCTGCGAACTTAGTGCTGCGGTCTTGATTCCATACTTGAGCCGCAACCGTCCAGCCAGTTAGATTGATGGCTGCGCCAGTGCTGTCATCGAATTGCACAGTAAAACCGTGATCTGCCCGGCGTTGCAGTGGGAAATTATATTGGCCGGGAGAGATTGCCATAACGCCATTCTAGCCCTTGCCCTGGCCCTGGCCACGTAACTTCTTGCGGCCATGACTGGGCTTGCTGTGTGTGCCATTGCCTTGACGGGTGAGCTTTGGTTTGCCCGGTTGATGCTGAATTGCAGCGGCGCTGGTGTTGGTCTTACTACGCACAGCCATAAGGTCACCCGCTTATGTCAGCGTCAGGATGCCCGTGGGGTCCCAAACAATAGTGAAGGTTTCGCCGTTAAGTAGGTTTACAGTTGTACCGTAATCGTAGTAGCCGATAAGGGGGTCGCTGGCAGCAGTGTCGTTGTAGAGGACTATGTAGCGAAATGCTGGAACGGTGTCGGTTGCTGTAAGTACTAAGTCGGCGGCGTCCAAGGTGTATACACCGCTTGTTTGTGAAGAAGTTATGCCTGTAAGATTGCGTCCAGTAGTAGTACCATCCTGAATGCTACTGTAACTTATTTGGGAGATGCTAGACAGCAGACTGCTGTTGTTTGTGGGGGCGGACGCAGTTAGCGCTACAGCTAAAGTGTCGGTTTGCCAGTTGTGTACACCTTCAGCCAAGGCTTCAACCAAGGGGTTGAACTTAGTGAATACGGCCATGGTGCTTAGCCTTCGTAGATAGTGTTTACAGAGCCACCGTCGAAGGTGTCGGTGCTGGTAGTGGTTATGCGTAAGCGGGTAAGCACAGCCGACAGTTCTTTCGTACCACCGGCGATAATTGCAGAGGCGGTGGCGTCGGTACGGCCGCCGGCAAACGATGCGACCCAGATATTCCCACTTATGTTTGAGATGGTCATCGAGCCGCCAACACCTGCGGCGTTTAGACCTACTCGGACGATAAAGCCTGCCGTTGAGGTGGCTGCACTGCTGTCCACTGCTGCACTGGCGTAAGAGGAGGCGCTGGCGTAGCCGGTGATTTCAAAGGCGCTGGATGTGCCCAGTTGAATAAGCAGGTCTGCGGTGGCGGAGAGGGAGACATTGTTGAGCAGCACCGTGACCCGCTTGACCCAACTGGGGATGCTGGTGAAATCGATTTCGGTGCCAGTGGTACTGGGAACTGCGGTGTTGCGTACCAGTCGTGCTCGATCCACGTAGGTTTGGACCCCGGAGCCGTTCGTGCTGAGGACTTGATCGGCGCTGCCTGCAGCGGCGGGGGCTACAACTAGGCCGAGGTTTGCCAAAGCAAGCGTTCCTACAACAACAAAGTCTGTGTTGCCGGCGTTGCGGATCTTGAGCAAGCCTGTGGTGGTGTCAGGCCACCACTGGTAGGCGTAAGTGGGAGAGGGAGCGGTTGCGCCACTGTTGTTACTTACAATTGCAGCTAATGCGTTATTTAGATCTGCTCTAACGGCTGCTCCGCTGGCATTATCTATTACGTAGTCGTGCTGGGCCATGGTTTTAGATTCTCCTGCCGTGGCCGACAGATGTATGGGTGAACTGGCGGCTCACAAAAGTGCCCCCACTATTGAAGAAGACTACCTGGAAACTGGTGGTGGTGACGTTCGACAACATGAAGTGGTCGCCTGTGTCCATGTCCATGGGGGTTATGTTAACCGCCGGGGTGTCGTAGAAGGGATGAGCGAAGCTGACTGTAAAGGTGCTGACGGAATCCAGGGGACCTAGGCCGTCAAAATCACCGCCAACCGCCACCCCATCTACACCCGTATCACTACCTAGTATAGCAGAGTGTTCCACTCGCTGCTGGAGTTCAAGCAAGGCACCGACCTGAGTGAGGATGAGGTTTTGGCTGGCTTGCTCGCTGAATGCGGCGACCTTGAACTGAAACCCCCGCCCCCTTAGCAGGTTGTTGGTGCAGATGCGCCATTCGCTCCAGGTTGGGCTGCCACTTGGGTTGTCTGGGGTGCTGCGCACATAGAGCAGGGCGTTGGTGTCGGCTACGTCGGCGCCATCCACGTCGCCCCAGGTGTCCAGGTCAGGCAGGTTGTCGTCAAATAAAGCGGCGACGTTGAAGGGGAGGACGGCAAGTCGGCGGGTGATGTTGACGTCGTAGACAGCAAGCAGATCTACGGGGGTAGCGAAGAGGTATTCGCCGGTTGTGGCGACTCCGCCTTGGGCGTCGAGGGTGCCTAGGGCGTCGAAGTTGTTGTTGGAGGCCAGTGTGTCGAAGAGGGTGCCACCATCAATACTCAAGCCGCCTCGCTCAGAGCTGTAGTACAGGCCGGTGAGCGTACCGGCAAAGCCTGTGAGGTCTTCAGCGACCGAGGCAACCTGCAGCCGTGGATGAGGGCTGGGAAGCTCGATGGAGGTGGAAGAAACGGTTGAGGACCGGATACCGCCGCTGGTACTGAATTTGAGTAAGTAGGTGCCTTGGAGGAGGGGCACCACGGTTGCGCTTTGGGCGCCAGCAGCATTGGGAACTAGCTGAGTACTGGATTCCCACAGCGCCCCACCTAGAACAGGCTGGTGGCGGATGATTACCTTTCCGCCAACGGTGACGCTGACATCTGAGATCGGGTTCCAGCTAAGGAGGCCGGTGGTGTCATCTATGGGGGTTATTGAAGCGCCTGTGACGTTTGGTGGAACGACAGCCTGTATGGAGATGGAGCGCTGCAGTTTTGTGGTCGCAGAACGCACGCCTAAGCCGTTTATAGCAGTAATTTCAATCTCGTATGTACCTGCGTCAGCGTTGCGTATCTCCGCTGATGGTACGCCTGTTTTAAAAGTCTCCCAGTTGTAGCCCATTAGGATACCAACCTATAGCGCACTTCGTATTCTGTCGCTTCAGGAGCTGCTTGCCAATTGAGTAGAACTTTGTTTTGTAGTTGGCCGTCTTGTTCGTAAGCGGCAACTGTTGTGCTTGCGTTTTGTGGCGACGCTGGCGTTTCTATGTTTAGGGGTAAGTAAGTTTTACGCACCAGGGAACGGCCTCTTTCGATGTAGTCGTACTTGCTTGGATTGTAAGACAAGGCGGTGATGATGTATTCAGTACCGTTCTGCTCCTGTACTCCCAATACGCGCCAGGTACTGGATTGCATGGTGTTGTTATTATATATAAAAGCACCTCCTATAAGCGGGGCCGAGGTGAAAGTGTCTAACACTGTCACCTTGGCTCCACTTACATCGGTAACTGTTTTTGTAGTTACTGTGCCGTCTTCTAAGGCTACGATAATTGTGGGTGAGCCTGAGGTAGGAAGATCGGTAGCTGCTCGCTCATCTATTACTACATAGTCATTGCCTGCAGCTGTTACTCGACCACCACGCCGTACACCAGAACGTAAAGGATCGCTTACTGCAATTAACATGCCTGGCCTTACAGCTATGCCTGCTTCTAAAGAGGTTTTAAATGTAAGAGTTTCATTTTCATAATTTTCAGTGTAAAGAAGCCACTCGCCTAATCTATAAGCTTGGCTTCTGCTTGTACAGGCAAACGCTGTTACGTCTGCTGTAATTACGCCAAATTTAGCTATAGCTTCGGGGTCTTCGATGGACTCGTAAGCTAGTTCTTGAGTTTCGATGTCTAGGTAGCCAACGACTGCTACTGTGTGACGTGTCTTTAGGCTACTGCCTGTGTATTGAAAGCCCTCATCGGAAATGTTAGTTTGATTGAAAACGTATAAGGGGTCGGTGGGGCGATCTTGTGACAAGAGGAGGAAGCCGGCGCTCCAGTAGGGCATGGCGCGGAACACGCTGCACATGTCGTTAATTAGTTTGTATGCTTCTACGCTTGTTTGAATAGATACGTTGCAGGAAAATCGAGGTTCCGTTCCTCCCTGCCCATTGTCTACATATTGATTACAATAAACACTCGCTTGATAAAAACTAAACTTGTCCATGTCACGGACAGCTATATTGAATCCGTAACGGCAGTTTGTGAGAAGGTCATATAAGCACCAGGCAGGGTCCGAACACCAAGTAGCCGCCTGGAATGTGCCGTCCCAGATGCCTGTATAAGTTAGGCTGCCATTTTCAATATTTACCGTTGCATTACTAGGGATTTTTATTCTTAACCCCCTTACATGGTAAGAGCGCAGGGGGACTCGGCTGAAGTCTTTGGCGTTAAGTTGGAGAGCAACTAAAGCGGAGTTTGGGTATCTAAGTTTTGCGTCGGTAATTTCTGTGAAACTTGCCCAACTGAAAGAGTTTTGAGTTTTAGAGTCTGAGCTGTCTGGACTTACCCTTACTACACGTATATCTACAGGGAAAGCGCCTGTAAGCGCAAAGGAGTGACTGCGTTGATAGGAATCGCCTGTACGCCCTGACAAAGTTTGATCTACAACTACGTTGTAACCTCCTCCATTATAAGCAACTTGAATCTGATAGCTAACTTCACTGCCAACAATATCTCCCTTATCTGTAACCCTTTGTAGGGCGGGAAATGTCAAGGTTACCTGGATTCTGTCAACATCAGTGTCTGCAATTTGACGAACAATAGGTTCGCCATTAAGCACTGCTACATTTACAGTCTTTTCATTCTGGGCATTGTTAAATCCACTTATAAAGTCTTGTGTTTGAGTGCCACGACGGGTGGCTATGGTTGCGTTTTTAAAATTATAATCACTGGAAGATGGATTAGTGGGGTCTGCAGACTTCCTTAAGATGGGTGTTTTGTCGAAGTAGATGTCTTTGAGGAGAGCAGTGTTGTAGGCAGCTGTTCCTCTTTCGTATGCCCGAGCAGAAGGAAACCCCTCTATCATGCCTTCGCCGATTAGATCAATTATCTTGACATAAGCGGTGGAGTTTAGAGAGTCATCAGCAGTAGTAGGTGTATACCCTCCACGTCCCTTACCGCCGCCGGAGCCTGCGGTAAAGCCAGGACCCAAGCCAGCGTTGTGGACTCGGATGCCGCCAGCAACGAAGGTGTGGTGCCCCTCTACGGTCAGGTTGTAGACCGTGCCAGGGCCTAAGGGGGTGCGCTCCACAATGGGGCGGAGGTGATTGTTCTCGTCAATCAAGCAGTCGTTTTCGCCTAGGGTTCCTATTTCGACAAAGGCGTTGAATTGGTTGAGTACCCAGTGGTTAGGAGTTGCGTCTAAGTAGGTGCCTCCCCATAAGCTGAAGCGAGTGACTGGCTCGTTTTCGTGTACGTGTAAGTGGAGAATTTTGGCTTCGTGGAAGACACCGCGATCGTCAAAACTAAGTACAAAGTCACCGACTTGCAAGGTGTCAATGCGCTGCACTCCATTAGGCGTTCTTACGGGCGTATGGCCTAAAAAACACCCAAATGCGCCAGCTATTGCAAATGTCATGGGTTTACAATTATAGCGTCAGGATCACTGGGTCCTCCAGTGCTATCTTCAATAGTGGCACCTGCACTAATAGTTATACTTCCAACGATTACTTGTCCGTATATTATAGGAATGGGCAATCCACTTCGGCTAGTATTTTGAATACCTGAAAAGCTGTAACTTTCCTTAGGGTCTTTTTCGCCTAGTTGCGTACTCGGCACTGGAGATAGTAGTTCAGCTATTCCACCCAAGACCAAACTTGCGCCGATGCCTAGCAGGATGGGGGCGAGGGCAACGCCGAAAAGGGCTACGCCAGGAATGAAGAAGCTGACGGCAATAAGGAGCACGCCGACAATGATTCGGCCGATTGCACCAGCGCCCGCGATGACAGGGGTGATGGATATGACTTCGGTTTCGCCGACTGGGTGGTGGAGTTCGTGTTCGGAAAGGATGTGCTTGCCCGTACTGACTCGGTAGTACTGGTCCGCCATCAGGTGTTCGAGATGCGGGAAATTGCTGATCAGGAAGCGCACGGCCTCTGCCACGCTCTCCACCTCTGCACGAAATACCCGCTGCCCTACCTCTTTGGCGAGTTGCCCGTAGATTTTTATAGTTTTCATGCTTGCCCGACCTGGAGCTTCATCCAATTATAATGCCTAAGTCTTTTGCCAGTGATGACTTCGTACCAGCCGCCGCCGCCGTAGATGTCACGGCTACTAAGGCGGCCAGCTAAGTGGTGAAGGATCATGCTATCGCCGATGTAAACTGCACAGTGGTCTAAACCTTTGCTGTTAATTCGCATTAGTAGTGCGTCTCCTCTTTTAAGTTCTTCTTCTTCGTCTATAAGACTAAAACCTGCAGCAGCCCAACACTCATCAAATATAGGATTTCTTTCAAACTCCCTAGGATCTGCAGGACGTGGCCAGTCAGGCAACAAGATGTTGTTTTCAATATACCAATCACGCACAAGACTCCAGCAGTCTGCTACGCCCCAGGTGTATTCACGGCCGACAAGGGGGGCCTTGAAGCCGCAGGGAGCAAGTTCTGCCCAGGTGTTGACAACCGGGTTGCAGATGACCCAGGGCAGGCCAGACGACTCACAGGCAATGCGGTCCGCCTCGCTGGGGGCAGCGGCTGTTTTGGGGTGACTGTGAAACACCGCCGTAATCTCGCCCAAGTTCTCCGCAGCCGCGTAGTCCTCCGGGTCAAGAATAAACATGTCACTAGCATTAGGCGCTAAGTTCTTACAGGGAATATACCGCTCTCGCCCTTTTACAACTACAACAAGACCACACGCCTCTTTAGGCATTTCTGCTAGTGCATGTGCAAGCGCTTTGTTACGGGCAGCTTTTTTCATTAGAAGCTATACTGACCAATACCAGGGAAGGAGCCGAAGGGCAAAGGATTGTTCACACCAAAGCGGGCTTCGCAACTGGTCAACCGCTTACCACACACGTCGTTGCTTTCATTGGTTGGTACGTCATTTTCGTTAAAATAAGCGGTGCCAGTGTAGGAGCATTCTGCAGAGCGATAGCGCCATTGACAGATGTTGTTTATGGTTTGGCGTTTTGGCGCTCGTACACCGGCTAAGTCTAAGGCAGAAACCAGTTCAAACTCAACAATAGTATTAGTCTCGGCCGACTTACGATCTATAAAATATACCTCGACAGGCATGATCGCAGAAGGGTCACTGGCGCCAAAAGGATTTACGTCGCCCTCAAAGTTTTCAGCGTCTAGGAAGCGGGCTAGTGTGCGGATGCGTTCCACACGAGCACCTGCAAGGTCGGCGCTGAGGGCGAACTCGCTGATCTCAAGCAGGACTGTAGTGATGGTGGCGTCTACGTTGGCGATGCGGACCGTGGGGCGAGGCATGGCTCCGCTGCCTGTGTAGTCAAACCCCTCCGCCTCCACAGGCCATGCGTAGAAGGTATTGCCATTCCAGACAACGTGGCCGCTGATCGATTTGGCGTTTACCCCAGCATGGAAGCGGTAGGTTTCGCAGACACCGTGGATACGGGTGCAGGTGGTTACCTGAAAAAGCTCAACAATTGAGCTGGGGCTCAGCTTGGCCAGCTCTTGGCGGACTGCGATGGTTACTGTCACGGTTTACCAGCGACCGTCAGGGCATCTCATATATGGTACACGCGCTTTGAGCTGCATGTAGCAGCCGCATAAGCGGCAGCGGTGTGTGGTTGGGGTGTAGTGGGGGCAAGCCGCGCAGATCAGTAGGCGTTCAGAGGGGAGCAGGGGTTTGCCGGGGTTTGGCATCAGTCTCTTATTTGTGCTATATCAAAAAGACGAGTGTTTAGCTCAGGAGCAGTGGCCGTAAAAGATACGGAATAGCTAGCAAACTCGGTTCGCACGCTTCCCCAAGTGTTAAGTCTGGGTAGGGCTTTGGTTTCAGTTACGCTAGTTAGAGGATTTGAAGGTACGTTTGTACGGCTTAGCATGGTGCGAGATTCGTTAGGGTAGTCGGTGCTTGAAATAGAAAATAATTCTACTTGTTGAGTGGTGTCTACATGATCTCCGCTGTCAAATTTTAGCAAAAGAGTTTCTGGGCTGTAAGAATAAGTCGCAAGTTGCACTAATACACTGTATATTGCGGCGGAGTTTCTATATCTCCGGGTAGATACTATAGTTCCTTCAGTTGTAATTTCTAGTATGTAAGCGTACGTCCTCCCGCTAAAATCAAAAGTATTTACTCTATTACCTGCTACAAATATACGATCGCCTGTAGTAATAAGTAACTGGAATTCGCCTATCTCATTTAAATAATCACTGCCAAAGTCCTCGCTTAAAGAAAAGTACTTTTGCCAAATAAGGTTACCTGCTGCACTAAACTTAAGTATGTTAATTGTTGTATTGTAACCGCCGGTGGTAAGTCTACAAGCTGCGTATACGTTTAATGATGAGTCAGAGCCTATACAACCACGAAAACAAGATACATTTCTTTGGCTGTAGGCAGGGAACCCCGACTCAGCTATAAAAGATGTGTAAGGCCATTGAATAAAAGCGCCTGTAATTGCGTTTAATTTTAAAAAAGTTGGAGCAACCCCCGGGCTTTGTCCAACTCTACCTGAAACGTATATACAATTGTTAGAGTAGTGCATACCGTGAAATACAGTAGCTGCGTCTTTGTATCGATATGAAGCACTAAGTGAGTAGTCCCATTCATACGTATTACCTGTCCAGCGTGCCCCCCATTGCACATTTAAGTTGTAGTTAAGTTTTATAATCCATCCTGTTTTTGTTTCGTTAATTCCATTTACCCAAGTATTGTCTCCTATAGCGTGCGTAGATGCAATGTACCAATTTCCTTGAGGATCTTGCACTACTTGTTCTAAGTCTCTCGCAAAATATCCATTGTCAATTATGAGAGCTTTAAAAGACTTAGAAAATAATATGTTTCCGGTAGTTTTTGATATACGCAAAAAATGAACATTGTAGTTATAAGTGCCTAGGGCATTAGTGCCTGCCGTAGTTTGTGTTCCGTTAGCGCTACAAGTGTTATATATTAGCCATAAGTTATTGTATATATCAAATTTAATATGAGCAGGCGAAAACAAAAGCA